CTACCAGTGGATGACACCAACTTGAGTTCTGCTCGGAGTATCGGAGAAGCGATGATACGCGAGATGGCTCATTTTAGTCTTTCAGAAGCGGCTTATAGAGCCTATTCTGTGGGTAAAGACGGCCGCGATTTGTATGGATACCAAAGCTGCGGCTATCAATGGTACTTGGAAACGTTCGTCCACTTCTGTCCTGAGAACAGCGTGTGGCGCAACCGCAACGAGTACACGATTGGTAGTCTGATCGGTGCTGATCCATTTGATGTGCGGAAAAACCAATTGTTTGCTCAGTACTGGATGTTGAGATCGGCTGGAATTGAAAAAGAAGTCGCCATAGAAATATGTGTGAGAACTAGTTACAATCCACAGCGTCTGAAAACAGCCAGTCCTAGAGCGATAATTGGACGGCGGTGTTTGAACGAGATGGCTAAAGATATGGTTGGCACCTATAAACTTTTAGCCAATTCTCGCCTGCTTATGGTAGCGCTCAAAGCTGAGCTCTTCCGTATGATTGTTATGGGCAAAATAGTTGCAGCGCAAAACAATAGCACGATATTCGAGAGACAAACCGTGTTATTGAATGACGCTCTGTATGTGCTTTCCTTGGTCATCGGGTTCATTTGTGGGGGATTAGAAGTTCTTGGTAAAATTTCTGGTTCCCTATTTGAATCCATTGGTGAGTCCCGGTTGAGAGCGTACTTTGAGTTAGTCATCTTTTGTTTTGCGATCAACGCTATTTTCACCGTCTATCGCAAATTAGTGACTAAAAATTACGTAATGAAGACGATTAAGGACTTGGGTGAAAATAAATTTTTGGCTAAGAGAATCACTAATGACGGTATTCTCTACGAATTTGTGTACGATGGCAAATTGGTAGTGATACCACAACAAAACAATGAAGAAAATGAGAGACGCGTGGAAGAGATGTCTCTGCCAGGTTCTTCGTTGTTCCCAAGTGCGAAAAGGAGTGTTGGCGCGGTTTTAGTGAAAACTGAAGGCGTTGAATTAACTGTCGTCGGCTGCTTTTGGCGTTTGGGTGATCATTTAATTACTGCGAAGCATGTTGCGAACGCCGTTTCTTCTGGGATAGCCGAGGTTTTCTTGGGCAACCACAAGGAAGGTAAACGCGGTTTGCGTCGGCTGGATTTAGAGAATGTTTACAAAGTGGAAAAGAGTTTCTTTGATATTGAAGAGAACGAATATCCTAAAGTGCACGACGTTTTCGCTCGTAAATTGAGCGCAAAGCAATGGAGCCAAATTGGAATTTGTGAATCTTCAACCAAGACACGCAGCTACTATGGGCAGACTGTAAGTGCAGTAGGGTTCTTAGATGGTCTGTTGGTCACTAGTGCGGGGAAAACCCTTAAAGGGAGTGGAGTGGTCGAGTTATACCACACAGCTAGCACTCAAAAAGGGTTTTCAGGGTCCCCACTTTATAGCGGGACTAGTGTGGTCGGTATGCACATAGCGTCAGATTGCAATAAGAATGTCGCCATACGGATGGAACTAATTAGGTACTGTCTTACTAGAGATGAAGAATCAAATCGGCCGCAATGGGATGAAGATTCTGAAAACTGGAAAGAAGACGGACGCGAAGTTGAGTTTGACAACGTTGACGATTATGATATGGCGTCTTATGATATGGAGGGTCGAGTTAAGTATCGCGGTCGCGGTAAGTATAAGTACAACGATTTCTTGAAGGATGAGGAAGAGCAAGCGAAGCAACCTCTTACTAGTTTTGAGAAAAAGAAACAACGGCAGTTACAGGGTACTACGCGCGGCAGAGGCTCGGCGTCATACAGAGATGAATCAGCTCCGGTGAATGGAGTGATTCGCATGGGCAAGGAAAAACCGGTGCATTGCAACAAGAGTAAATCGGAAAATGCAGAGGTTACAGCCTATCTCAACGACCGTGAAGAAGAGTTAATCAAGCTTGGTTATGACCCGACTAAGTATGATTGGCCAGAGATAACCCCCGAGACGGAAGAAGTTTCTTGCGTCAAACATATGGAGCTCTTCAATGAGCGTAACAATAACATAAAAGCCGCACCTAGCAGTAAGGAGCTAGATAGAGCTGTGCAATTGGTCACGCAAATGATGAGCGCTAATAAGTATGACGCGCCAAAAGGTTACAAGAGCGTAGCTAATATCAACAAAATCATAAACTCTAGTGTGATAAAGTCCAAGAAAAGTCCTGGACATCCATACCAGAGTGAGGGCTTGATGACTAACGGCTGCGTATTGAAACATTATGGCGATACTTTCGCTGAGGTGGTGATATCGGAATGGGACACCGATTTCTTTCTCAAACTTTTCCTTAAAGCTGAGCCTACGAAGAAAGCGAAGCTAGATGCGAAAATGTTGAGAATTATCACTGGAATGCCTCTTCACAAGACGATTAAGAATCAAGCCGTGTTTGAGAATTTTCGTAAATCTATGGTGGATAACTGGGAAGAGTCTCCTGTCAAATACAGTTTTTCACCTGAGTTACCAGGGCACATAAACCATTTAGCGAAATGGCTCGGAGTAGAGGAAAAGACCTACTCGAGTGATAAGCGCAATTGGGATTATATGTTTTTCTGCTTCTTGTTCAAAGCTGTGGGCGAAGTTGTATGCGAGTTAGCTATTCAACCTGATGATGTATCAGATGAAGAGTTTGAAGCGTACAAAGCCGACGTTCGCCAGTGCGTAAAGGAAGTGAATGAAAAAGCTAAATATCGTTGTACTAATGGTACTGTTTACCAAAGCGCTTGGGATGGTATTATGAAGAGTGGGTGGTTGTTGACCATCGACTTTAATAGTATTGCTCAACTGCTAGTGGACGTTCTAATCAAGATAAGACTTGGTTGGGATGATAAACAGATTTATGAATATAAGATAGTCGTTGGAGGAGATGACGTGATACAGACGTTTCCTCACGATATCGACACGGATAAATACCTCGAAGAGGCTTCAAAAATGGGTTTCGATTTAGCCGAATTTGAAGTGACGAAGGGATTTGAGGGTTGTGAATTTTTTAGTACTAGATTTCATAAAAGGGATGGCGTTTGGACATTCCATCCGTTACGATTCACTAAGTGTGTAAAACGATTGAGAACCACTAAGATCGCAGATCTGGCTGGAGCTTTATCATCGCACATGATGAATTACGCTTGGAGTAATAACAAATACCGTTTCTTCTATGATATGTACCGAAAGTTCAGGAAGGACAACCCCGACCTCTTTCCAGCAAGTTTGTTGAAAACGCAGAAGCAACTGCAATACAAATTGACTGGAGCTGAGGTGGATTGTTAATCGCCACTACGTCTTGAGTAGACGTTAAACACTCATGTTGTTGCGTAATTTCATGTTCTAGTGGAGTTTAGGAGTAGGTAGGGTGGAGGAGAAATAAATGTCTGATGATTGGAGTTGGCCGTATACTGATGGCTATACGGGACCTTATTATTCGGACGGGAAGTTCCAGAGCTCAGTCCCTAACGGGCGTACGAAACCTAAAAATAAACTCGCTGCATTTTCAAGAGACCACGACACTGATTATTATTATTGTAACGGTGTTAAATCTTGTACAGATGCTGCTGATGTTCGTTATTACGATCGTACTCGTCAGATGGGTTTCATCCCACGAACGATTGGAGCGATGCCACTATGGTGGCATAACCACTCGTTGTGGGTGAATGAGCAGAGGAGGAGAAAAATAAAAACAATGCGCGGAAATAAATTAGGATGGCAGGGAGAAACTGCGGAGGAAAGACAAAAGAGGGAAGAGGCATGGCTCGAGGAAATGGCTAAGCAAGCAGCGGATGATCGAGCGCGCAATAACGCCTTACGAGCTGATGAAAACCGACGACGCGAAGAGGCGCGTCAGGACATCTTCAATTCGGAGGTTGAACACGCGAAGGTCTATGATCCGATGCTTAACGAGACTAAAACGAGAGCTATTGAGTTTGAGGACGCGGTGATGCCAAACTTAGTACCCGAGGGCACGAAATCCGCCGTTCCTGATGTGTGTTACGATCCCTACGGTAGTAGGAATGTCGAAACGCAACAGGGAACGGGCGTGGCTAGTAACATCGGAGAGTTCTATAGAGGCAAAGCTTTTAGCAAGTCAAAGACTCGGAGGAAACCCCATATTAAACGCGAATTAAAAAGACTAAACTAAACAATATAAAAACACCAGGAAGGAGGTAGGGGAAAAAATATAAAAAGATAATGGCAAGAGCGAGAGCCATGAAGAGAAGTAACAGAAGTGGATCAGGAAGAAATAAATTCGGACCGGTCTCAACGATCAACACAGCGCCAGTCGCTATCGGTAATAGCATACGCGGGAGCAAACCGCAAGTGTCCTATTCAGCGGACGGCTGTCGTGTTGTAGGCCGTGATTTTTGCTTTGAGTTGAAATCTACTGGAGCTACGATTACAGGATGGAGCTTGATCGGTGGCATGCCAATAACGCCATCGGTCTTAGCTACCAGTTCTCTAAGATCGTATTCCCAGATGTTTTCAAAATTTAAAGTGAATCGCATGGCTTTTCATTATATAACTAGTTCGCCGACAACCCAAGCCGGTGATATCATGTTTTATTATGAACGAGATCGAAATGGGCCTGCTGTAGACCAAACATCCAACAGTTTCCTTCCATATGTTCTGTCAGATCCCAGTACTATTATCGGACCACAATGGAATAATCACACTATGATGATTAAACCTGTGGCTGATTGGAATAGCACTAATTATGGGATGACGACGGATTTAAATGAGGAATCTGACGGGTCAATTTTTGTTTATAGCAAAACCAATTCGGCTAATTCCCCTGGTTATATTCTAGTTGACTTCGACATCACATTCAAAGAAATGTGCGTCAATCCGCGTGCCGGGTTATTACCTGTCACGCGCGGACTTTGGAATTACTTAACGCTGGGTGTCACAAGCACGGCAGTCACCACTACTACGGCGGCGTCACTTACTGTTCAGGGATTGAATCCTGACGGAGGTGCGTCGACCATACCTAGTGGCACAGCCGTGGGAGACATTTTCAAAATAATTTTCCAAGTGACGAATTCCACGCTCGCTAACGCAGCGTGGACTAATGCTACTACGGCAAATGTTTTAGCTTACAGGCCAGCATCCACCTTGATTGCTACCACAGTTGATGACGGTTTCACATGCTATGGGTTAGCAACGAGCGCTACGGTGCTCGTGCTATATCCAACATTGGAAGCTGCTAAAGCTAGTAACAATTATATGGTTTGGGGTGTGGCCGCTACGGTAACTGTTAATATATGTACGTTAGTGAGCTTTGTCGGTTCAACTAGCACAAATTTGCAATCTAGTTACTAAACCATGAAATTATAGGCCAGTGTTCGCGTACGATCACTGGCCTCTCGGTGTTGTGAAATGCGGACCATAAACGCTACCAAGACAACTGAAAGAGGGCCTTTCGAAAGCGAGATAAC